CGAGCAAGCCGTCGGATCCGGCTCCCGACAGGTGGAAGACATCGAAGCCCTGCAGCACGCGAGCTCCGCCGTTGGTTCCGCTTTGGTAGTGGTAGATCGGCGCGTTGTCGGGACCGCGGCTGACAAACACAAGGTCGGGCCGGAGCTTCTGCAGCGCGACAGGACGGGCCGAGGCGTCCCGCTCGATGTACGCGTACGCGTTGCCGAACAACAGGCAGTCGGTCAGCATCGACTCGCGGAAAGTGAAGCCCGACATGTAGGCGTTGGGCTCGTCGTTCAGGATCCGCCACAGCGGATGCTTCGGCATCGGACGGGGCGATCCGTCCTCGTCGTTGACCATCACCCGCCATTCCATCCGGGCGATTGAGTTTGAGATCAGTCGCACGCACGCGAACACCGTCGGCGATTCGCGGGCATTCTGCGGGGTGATCTGGATGCCCGTCTCTGCCCACGGAGACACATAGGACTGAATCAGCCCCTGAATCGGCTGGCCGATCGGGGTGTTGTCCTCGAAGCGCGGCTTCGGTCGCCACGCGGACGGGATGAGACTTCTGAAGGTCAGAGCCATGCAAGCCCTCGGGATTCGTACGGGCTCGCTTCTACCATTGTTGAGTCCAACGCGACCGCGAGGGCGACAATACCTGCGATGACTGGGTCGATCTTCTCGACCGAGCGTCTCTTCGAGGGTCTCGGGTTGGTGCCGGAATCGAGTTCAACCACGGTGTTGCTCATCGCCCAAGTGAGTACCGGGTTGCCGTCGTGGTGCAGTTTGCGGCCTACGACCGCGGCTTCCCACCGTCGCGTCGGCCCGCTCATGACCATGAATGATTGCGGGACTCGCTTCAGGTTCAGTCCGTCGTTGACCAGTTGCTGCGAGATCCCGCCCGCGTTGTGCGGGTCATACCCGATGCACTGCACGCGATGCTCGCCGACGATGCGCTTGACCTCCGCCCTGAGGAACTCGTAGTCCGTGGCGTCGCCGGGAGTCAGAGTCAGATACCCGCGTCGAGCCCAGTCCAAGTACGGCACGCGATCCTGTCTCGCCCGCCGTTGCGCTCCCTCCTCCGGCGCGTACGACCACGAGCGCACCCAGATCTCATCCCCATCCATCCACACGGCGGTGAGGCTGGTCAGGTCGGACACTTCGCCAAGGTCGATGCCGAGCCAGCACGGAAGTCCTCGCAGCCGGTTCCAGTCGATCTCGGACTGGCAGGCATCCCAGTCCGACATGCGAACCCATCGTGTATCCGCAGTCACATGCTGATTGAGGTGAAGGGTGCGGAACGGCGTCTCATAGGACGGCTGCTCCTTCGCTCGCTTGCACTCGGTCTCGAGCCATTGCTCCTGCAGCGTGATCCCGAGGGACGGATTGGCGGCCGCCCACGCCTGCGGCGATGTCCAATCCATGCCTTCGCTCGCCTCGTAGATGACAGGAAGGAAGGACGGGTTGTCGATGATTCGATCGCGGACCTTGCACGCGTAGTCGTACTGGTCGAACTCGAGAGACTCGCGGAGCGTGCCCGCGGTCGTGATCGCGACAGACAGCGGCTGACGCCTAGCGCCCATCGAGGTCTGCACCGCTTCCCACAACTCGCGACGGTTGCCCATCGCGTGGATCTCGTCGGCGATCAGGAACGACACATGCATGCCGTGCGCCGTCGGCGCGTCGCTCGAGAGCGCACCCCACACGCCGCCAAGCGTCGGCGCGACGATTCGGTTCTGGAATATCTCCGTCCGCGCCTCGAGCTCCGATTCAGCCCGGATCATCGTCTTGGCCCGATCGAACACCAACTTCGCCTGCTTGCGATCGGCTGCGATTGAGACGACTTCGGGCGTCGGCTCGTCGTCGGCGAGCAAGTGATACAGACCGAGCGGTGCGGCGAGCTCGGTCTTGCCATTCTTGCGAGGCACCCAGATCCCGCATTCCCGATAGCGACGGGTCCCGTCGGGCCGGATCCACCCGTACAGGTTCGCGACGACCGACCGTTGCCAAGGCAGCAACTTGAACCGCTGCCCGGCCCACACGCCCTTCGCGTGCGTGCAGAGTTGCTCCACGAACTGGATGACATGCAAGGCCGCCGCAGGCTGAAACGTGGCGTCGCCTGCGGTGACGATCGCGTCGTAGCCCGGGATCGTGTTGACCGATTCGGCCGTCAGGTCATCCGATCCGCTTGCCGACGTTCGCTTTCGTGAAGAAGTCCTTCTTGGCATTGGTCGACTCGGGAAGTGAAACGAGCCGGCCGCGAGCGGCGGGCGTAAGACCAAACTCCGCAAGCATGCGGCGAACGACCAGCGCGTGCTCGAGTTGCAGGGACGAATACGGCGAGCGTCGCAGCATCTTGAGCTCGCCGTCGGGACCCTTGACCGGATACACATCGCCGAACCGCTCGAGGCGCTCGCACGCGATGCGATAGCGGCTCCACGCATTGCACAACATCGCAAGCGCGAACCCGTCGGCCTCGGTCAGCACTCGCATGCGCTCGAGGATGGGGACTAGATGTCGCCATGCCTTCTTGCCTTCTTCGTCAAGCCAGTCCGGTCGCTTCGGTGACTTGGCCGTCGGCTTCGGCTCGTGCTTGTCGCGAGCATTCGCGAGCCACGAGCCGGACAGTTTGAGCATGGGCGTCGGTTTGCGGGGAGGTCCGGGCATCTGCGATCACTCAGCCTCTCGGATCGAAGTCAACATGCCCCTCGACCAGTGCGATCATCTCTTGGTAGGACTTCAGGGGCATCGCGTCGATCTCTTGCCACAGCGTCTCGTTGCGCTCGAGGTTCGCTGTCTCGTCACGCAGGTTAGCCCACACATTGCTCTGACGCGAGTGCCTGACGGTCGGACCCCCGCGATTGAAACACTGGCGATTCGCGTACGCCTTCTTCTGCCACAGGAATCCTTGCCAGATGTCGTCGAAGCGAGGGACGTTCACGAATCGGCACCACGGCCATTCCTCGGCACGAAACGACAGGTTCATGCCGCACAAGGGGAAGTAGCGACCGAACCGCGTGGACGTATCAAAGGTCATCGGCTTCGTAGCACCGTGGACGAGCTGACCGGGCGCGTCGTAGTCTCCGATGTGCGACCAGAAGCCCATCGCCGCGGCGACCGGCATGGTCACATGCCGATTGAAGTACGGCGTACCCCGGCTCGGCGGATCGGTGACCGCATCGAACATCAGCACCGGCTTCGGCAACAGCGCCTGCTGATGGGCGAAGATGAACTGCTGCAGGGTCTGGCCCTCATGCGGAAAGCAGTCGTCGTCGAGCACGATCACGATGTCCGCGCCGTCGTTGATCGCCTGCTTGACGCCCTTGTTCTTGGTGGTCGCGCAACCTTCCTTCGCGTGGTCGTGCTGGAACAAGACTCGCTCGTCGCGCAGCGGGATCTTCCAAGCGTCGATGAACGCCTCGAGTTGATTGCGATTGTGCCAGGGGACTACGACTGTGGTCTTCATCGTGCTTTCCTGCATGACTCGTCAAGGATCTTGGGAACGGCCTTGTTCCACAAGATGTCGTGGTGGATGCGCGGCGTCGGGTTGTCGGCACTCCAGTTCTGGAGTGTGCTGATCCTCACGCACGACGGCGCGGCCATGATCGTGTAGAACGACTTGACGTAGGTGCCGCTGCTGAGGTAGAGGTCCGACATGCCGCCCGCCGTGGTCTGGGTCGGCTTCTGGTTCAACTGCGCTTGGAACACATTGAGGAACAGGTGGCCGCGGTGCCCAAGCACCACATACGCCGAGACGTCCTCGTTCATGTGTCCGAAGTACTTGATGGGCTTGTCGATGTCGCAGAACCAACTGTTCATGCACTTGCGGGACAGCCGCCGCTTGTTGCCGTCGCCCGGATCGCCGCCGATGTGATCGGCTCCTTGCGACATCGCGATCGAGGTCGCGTTCGAGGCGATGTAGAAGTCCAGCAGCGCCATCAGGATCTCGTCGATCGTGTGCGTGATCGGGATGCAGCAGTACTGCATCTGCTTGTTGTACCGCAGGCGGAAGTTGACGTAGTCGTCGTCGAACTGCAGGAAGTACTTGCAGCCGACCTTCTCGGCGAGCTCCCAGCACGCATTGCGCGCGTACACGATCGCCTTGCGGTGCTGGAAGTTGTCGCCCTCGTCGGTGATCGCGGCGTACTTGGCCTTATCGAACTGCAGCACCTTGTCGCCGTATCGCTGGCGGTATCCGGCTTCGGTCTTGTCCTCGTTGTCGATGACGATGTAGACCTTGCCCGTGTATCCGGCCTTCATGAGACTGTCGTAGGTGTGGACTCGATCCGGCCTTCCGTGGGTCATGATGAACACGCAGAAGTCGTCACGCATCGGTTTCGTCCTCGCCGGTCTCGAGATCCACGATCGAAGCAAGGCGATCGGTCAGGTGGACGAAGCCGTACTGGATCGCCTTGTTGAAGTCGATGATGACCAGACCCGATCGCTCCATCAGGTGCTGGACCTGCGGCGTCGCGTGGCAGTAGTACTCCGCGATGTTGCGGAAGTTGAACACGACATGTCGTTGCGCCGCGGCGATCAGGAACGATTGCAGTTCGCTCGGCAGGTCAGCGTCGAGGATCTCCCTGCAGAGCTCCGTGGCCTTGGAAGTGTCGGTCAGTTCGCTGATGGGCGGGCGCTCGCCCTTCGGCTTGTAGATCGGAGCCTCGACCTTGGCCGTGTAGGGGTTCTCGACGGGAGTCGATTGCCCATCAAGGAGTTTCGAGTCGGCAGCGAGATCGTCCAGCATCTTCTGGAGCGCCTCGTTGTCAGTCTCGATCGTCTTGACCAGCGCCGCGAGTGCCTCGGCATCGGACTCGGCCATCGCGGCGATCGGATCAAGCGTCGCGAGAAGTTTGTCGGCCTCGTCCTCGGTCACATCGAGAACGAGCACCGGCACCTGTGCCTCGCCGACGGTCTCGGCCCGCAGATGGCCGTCGATGATCTCGAGCGTGCCGTCGGCGAGCTCGCGGGCGACGATCGCTTCCGCGAAGCCGATCTCTGCGAGCGTGCCTCGCAATGCGTCGGCTTGCTGTCGCGGGTGCTTGCGCCAGTTTTTGGGGTTGGGACGGAGACTTGATGCGGGGACTCGCCGCAACTCCACGACGCGATCTTGAATCTTCATGCCAGTGACCTCCAGTGCCGTACTCGCCCGCACCGATTCGTCGGACGGGTCGATCGCACTCCCGAACGACCGTGCCAGAGTCTCGCCCGTCGGGAGCGGGTTCCGGCGATCGGCATGCAGAATCGGGGGGCCGGGCGGATCCGACCGCCCGGAAGGACGGTCTAGGATCGTTTCCGGGCGGTTCCGACCGCCGGGGGGGTATGGACACACCCTCTCCCGGGGTCAAACGCGTCCTAGACGATTCCCGGAAACAAGGAGCCCGGTAGCGGTCGGGGGCTCAATCCGACCGTACCGGGCTCGCCAAGAAGAGTCTGGTGTCTGGGATCAGGTCAGTCCGAGGATCCGAAGCCACGACCGCGGGCTGTCGTGCTCGACCATGTCGCCGTCAGGGGTCTCGGACAGCGAGTCGAACATCCATTCCTCGAGCGTCTCGAACGGCGGGGTCTCGACCCAGCGATGCTCGCCGTCGCACTTGACCCACACATGCGAGATCAATCCGTCCTCGCGATTGCGGTACTGATCCGGCGTCTTGACCCACTCGCCGTTGCGCTTGCGCAGGTGAGTGGGCTTGCCGTGACCGTTGTTCGGGCTGAACCCGTCGGGCTTGGTGTCAGGCCGGTCGATCATGCTTGGTCTCCTTGCTGAAGGGCTTGCGGGTGAACGCGTCGAGGTCCTCGCGACGGATACGAACCGTGCGATACCCGAGACGAGTCGCGGGGAGTTTGCCCGTCCGAATCCATTCGCGGACGGTTCCGATGTGAACGCCGAGTTGCTCGGCTGCCTGTGCTGTGGTCATCATGTCGTGTCTCCGTTGAGTGTTCATCGAGAATCTCGCACCATCGCGACGATCTCCGGCCAATGTACCGACTCAAGCGAATGTCCGTCGGGAGTTTCGGTCCCGAACACATCGACGCAGAAGTCTCGGACGCGATCGCGGGTCACCCGTCCGGTGCGGAAGTGATCGACCATGCGACGGTACAAAGCCTCCTCGTTCAGGAGCCACAGCGAAACGGACCATGTGGCTCGATTGCGCCAGCCGTTGACCTTGCCGCTCACGCGTCACCTCCCTGCGACTCGGTCCACATGTCCTTGCCGAGGGTCCCGCGGGCGAGCACTCGCCGGTTGCCGGTGTCGGTCGTCGGGTGCTCGAGAAGCGTGATCTGATACCGATCGACGCAGACTCCGCCCG